CTCTGCACCTTCCACAGAATAAGGATAGGTTTCAGGTAGATAATCAGCAAAAACATCAAACAATAGTTTGAATTCTTTTTTCTGAGAATAGTGACATCTTTTGTGGATACCACTCATCACTTTTGAGCCCCTCTCTAATAATGCTATGGTTGTTCCAACTGGTGCATTTTGATTAGCGTCTCCCACTTGCATATCAGTGATCGCAGCAAATCTCTGACCTGATTGAACAACAAATCCTAATAGGCTGTATAAGGTCTGAGAGGGTTCTTTGTAAGGTAAAGGCATAAGAGCATTTCGTAAGTCACCATTCGGTGCATCAATGTCTCTAAATTCTCCTGGTTGGATAGGCGCTGCATCGTCTCTAATTTTAAGTCCTCGTGACTTAAATCCTGCTGGTAAATTTGATAATGTACCTGCGTCAATCAATTGTCGTAAAATTTTTGTAGCTGTTCTTGATAAAGATCCAATTAAATGAATTAAACCAAAACCATAGAAACCTAAACCTGGTAAAAATTTATAATGAACAAAATATCTTTTCTTTAATTTTTTCTCATCATCTTTTTCATAGTTTCGACGAATACCAACAACTTTACCTGAACTATCTTCAATGGTCACAATGTAGGGTATTTTAATTCCTGTGGGCTCACCATCCATACCTATGTCTTCAAAACCTTCTAGGTCTAAAGATGTATGAAATTCATATAATCTTGTTTCTTTATCAATGTAAGAAGGTTTTACACCTTCAATATCATCATACTTCTTTTGTACTTCCGAGCGATTTACTTCTGAAGGAATGATTTCGATATCTTTATAAAAACCTGAAACTTGTTTTTTTCTAAAGTCATTGTAACTCATATTGATGATGTGAGTAATTCTTTCACAAGAATCTAAGTCACTAGCTCCATAGTTGACAACTAAGTCTTCCGCAGGAACGAACTTCGATACTGGTCGATCCATTAACTCATCGTAATAAACTTTTTTAAACGTCGAACCTGCGAGAGGTAAATAAAATAACATTTGATCATACTCAGGAGTGTAGTCTTCCATTTTGTTCATCAATTGATAATTCATAAACTCTTGCACACGTTGTGACTGAGAATATTTTTCTGGAGTGTCTTCTCCCATAACAACAGTTCTGACTGGTCCCCCTGCGGGTAAAAGTTCTTTAAACGCTGTTGCTTGAAACTGTGTGGCACTTTCAGCTAACAAAGGATGTGTAACACCACTCGCACCTTGGAAAGGTCTAGTTCTCTCTTCGTATTTGAATCCTAATAAATCTAAACCTTTGATATATCCGTCTTCCCAATCTTTTCGAGAAGATCGATCATTTTCTAATTCAGAAAGTAATTCATCACTTAAGCGATCTAATTCGCCTTCGTCCATGACTTCAGCTAAGTTCGAATAAAACTCAACTTCTTCAGGAATATCGGACATAGGATCAAAGTCAAGAGTTGCTCCTCCATCTTCGCTCATTTCAATTTCTAATCCTTCAGGAGTCGGTATTCGTTGACCGTCAATTTCGACTTCTGTTTCGGATTTAAGAATCTCTAGTTCAGGAGCTCCTGTTTGATAGAGTCCTTTATCAATATTATCTGCCATAATTTAATTTATATCACCTAATCGACCATTTACAACATGTCTATTTTTGGTAGCGATATAGGTCCTCCTCTTCTTTTCTTGTCAATCGGTTTAGTAACAAATCTAGGGGTTTGTACATTAGAGAATTCACTGTCTAAATTCTTCATGTTTCCTAAAAAGTTATTTATGGTATCTGCACTATCAGATGCGATATATCCTTTAAAATTACCTGCATCCCAATATTGAGCTACATTATTAAAATGTTTTATTAATATCTTTTCAAAATCTTCTGAAGGAACTTGTAACTCGTCCATTCCTTCTAAAACTTCTTTTTGTTTTTTCGTTAAATCTTTTTGATCATAGTACTGTAATTTAAACTCATTCTTCTTGGCCTCATTAGCTAACCACTCAGGATCATCGTTTGATGTAAAAAACTTTTCTTCAAACAAAGCAAAACCATTAGGCTTTAGTTTTTCACTGATTAGTTTTACCTTATTGTTTCTTCCTCTATCAATGAATTGAAAAGTCATTTTTTCAATAACAGCGTCTAAAGAATTATCTTCGTAGTCATCTGCATTCCAATAATTAGCTGGAACACCTTCTTCATTCTCATCTTCAATATCAAACGCATATTTTCCATACTTAGATTTGTCTGTCGTAAAAGCTTGACGAATATAGTCTGTGTTAGGAAGTTTTTGTGATTCAAAAATTTTCTCAGCAATAGGATTTGGATCTAAAACAATCCCTTCAATGTCAGGTCGTAGTTCAGCAACTGTATTTACAAAACCACCTTCCGTACCACCAATATCTAAAATAGAAGCATTCTCAGGTAAAGACTTGGCTACTGCATCAGCAGTCACTATTTGTGCTTCTTTGAAAGTAGGGATACTGGTAAAAATATGGTTTTCAAAATTACCAATTCTTTTGGTATCAAAGATATCACTAGTTTGTCCTATGCTACTAATATCTAAAACATTTTTGTAAAGAGATTTAGGTTCTCCAGTTTGTTTTGTTAAAACTTTAGAAAAGAAATTTCGAAGAGCATCAGAGGCTAACTTTTCGCCTTCTTCTGTTCTTAATACATTTGTTCCCTGATCGCTTGGAAGTCTTCCTTGGAGAAGTTCTTGTTCTCCTTTTGTGGTTTCTTCTTGCGTGCCAATAACTGATCCTTCTTTTTCTGTTCCTTGGCGTATTGTAGTAAGGTCTTTTTCATCTTGGTCATTAGTATCATCCTTTAATAAATTTAACAAGTCCGTCGGATCTGGTTCTGGAGCTTTCGGTTTCTTGTCGTCCTCGTCTTGAGGAGTTAATTGATTTTCTTTTTCCTTATCTTGTAAAGCGCTCACCGCAGGTGAAGCCGTAAAATTTGTAATAAAATTCGCTACATCATCTAAGGATATATTACCTAAAGCTAAATCTTTTTGAATCTGACTCGCTTGTTGAGATCCCACAGCACCCACGAGCAACGATCCGAGAACCGAGGGACTTGCTCTTAGTAGTAGCTGTTGTAACATTAATCTCCTTCCACGATCAACGGGCCGCGGGTCATGGCGTCCTTATCGTCGTCAATTATTAGTTTGGTGTCATGAGTTATACCATTCTTATCATAATTCTCTAGAACTTTGATTAATTCATCCTTGGACATATTTTCCAAAGGTGTATCGCTTTGAACTTTGTTATCGTAAAATCCAGCGACTTTACCTCTGTTCACCTCAGCAGCCACGGCCGCCGAATAGTGCTTATGTTCTCGTGCTTCCTCTCGAATCTGTTTTAAGGAAGCTAAATGAGATGCAGTGGACACACCATACATTTGATGCAAATCCTGTTTCATCTCATGAATGGCCTCCACGACAAAAGGATTGAGGTGAGGGTTTAGTAAATCAGTAGCAGTTTGACGTGCTCGATTTTGAGAATAGCCCGCGCGTCGCGCAGCTTCGGCAGCGGAGCATTCTCCTAATAAAACTTTGTGAACGTATTCATAAACAAAAATCATTTGCTTGGGCGTTAGTTTTTGTTTCAGTCTTCGATCTTCAGGATTAATTAATTTTTTAGTAGTACTCATATTTTCGTTTTCCTATAGGTTCTTCTTCTTCGTCATCATACAAACGAACAAAACTACCTTGTCTGTATCTTAACAAAGCTAAGGTTGTTGCGTCAACTAAATCGTCATGTTCTCCATAAGGGAACGATGCGATCTCTTCTTGGACTTCTTCAGCCCAATCAGTATCTGGTCGCCAAACGTGACCAGCTTCAAATATGGGAGAGACAGTATTTAAGCGAACATGTTTATCTTGACCTCGGTTCGGAGAGAAAGCTGTCGCGTAGACACCAAATCGCCGAAGCTCTTGTATCAAGGGTGTCCCTGAGGCCTTGGCTTCAATAATCACACTATCTGGTTTATAAGCTTGAAGTTCTTCTTTTGCGACTTGTTTTAATTCAGGAAAGTCCCATCGACCTTTTCGAC